ATCCCGCTGGAGAAGTACCAGTTCGCCGTGGGCTGGGGCGCAGACTACCTGCGGCGCGCCACCGTGACCGACATGGCCCTGCGCCAGATCTCGGCCCGGCAGGCGCATCTTCGCCGGCTGATGCTGGACATCAAGAACGCGCTGCTGGGCGCGACCAACTACACCTTTACCGACCGCTGGACGGACTCGAACGACCTCGCGGTCAAGCGGCTCGTCAACGCGGACTCGGCCCCGATCCCGAACGGGCCGAACGGCGAGGTGTTCGTAGCCAGCACGCACACGCACTACGACGCCATCGATTGGGCCGCAGCCAACAGCGCGGCGCGCATCGCGTTCATTCAGGGTCTCTTCTCCGACCTCGTGGAGCACGGACACGGCTCGGACGTGCGTCTCTACGTGAACAAGGCGCAGGAGACGGATATCCGCGCCCTGACGCCCAACTTCACCCCGCTCCCCCCGCCGAACGTCATTCAGGCCAACACCGCGAACGTGGCGGTGGGCACGCTGGATATCAGCCGCGCCGACAACCGGCTGATTGGCTACTTCGACGGCTTCCCGGTCTATACCAAGCCGTGGATGCCCGCGAACTACTTCTTCACCTTCGCGGCGGGCGACCCCCGCAAGCCTCTCCGCATGCGCCGCAGCATCATTCCGGGTGAGCAGGGCCTGTTCATCGCGGGGCAGATCATCACGCACCCGCTTCAGGCGCAGTACATGGAGACTTTCCACGGCTTCGGAGCTTACACGCGCACGAACGGCGTGGTGGGATACCTGGGCGGCGCTTCTTATTCGGTGCCGAGCTTCTGATGATCTCGGGGAGTGCGAGAGCGACGGACGGCGATCCGCAGGTGGGCCGGGTTAACACAGGTTGGGCTATCGCAGGTGCGACGCGCAATCTCGTCACGCGTAAGAGGGCGTCCGGAAAGCTCAAACGCAATCCGTCTCGCAGGAAGAATTGTGTGCGCCCCGCTCTCGCTGCGCCCCCCCAGAACCGGCACGCCGCCTCGGCAGTGTGCGGTCCAAAGCCAGCAATCACCATCGGCGTGGACGTGCTTCCAGAAACGTTCACGGTAGGTACCTGAGGGGCGTAGGCGCGCACACCGGCGCGAGCAAAAACGGCCGCGTCCGACGTTGAGTTGGCGTGTGGTGACGATCATCTCCTTTCCGCACCAGCCGCACGGGAGGCGTAGCTTGGACTTGTCCGCGAGGGCGAAGTGCTCCTCAATGTGGCAGTTTGCGCAAAGGAGCAGGAATCTTTCGGGGTGAGACTCCACCTCCCTGAGAGACGCCTTCCCGGAATTGCTTCCCGACCAATCCTTCTTGCAGGATGGGTCGACGTGGTGGAAGTGCAAAGCGCGCTGACATTTGGAGTATCCGCAACGGGCGCAGGCGGAGCCGAACGATGCGAGCAAGCGTTGCCGGAGCTTGGGAGTTACCATTCTTAGACGTTTCCGGTCAGAGGGTGGGCCGAGGTAAGAAGCAGGTAAACCTACGCCCACGATTTAACCCACGCAAGCGGAGAGATACTGACGATGGCTGAGACGGTAGAGGGGGGCGCCTACAAGGTGGGCGATGAGTGGCAGGACGCCAGCGGCGCGAAGATCGACGCGCCCAAGCAGGAGAAGGCGAAGAAGGCCGAGGTGGACGACGAAGAGCCGGTGAAGAACGACGATACCGTTGGCTCTGAGGCGTTCACCGCCGAACAGGCCGCGCGCCGTCCCGGTCGCCCTCGCGGCTCCTGACGCATGGCCGTCACCAGCGCTGACCTGACCTATCCACCGGGCGGAACCGGAGAGATCCGCCCGGACTGGTTCTCCGGCGAAGACCTAGCCGACCTGCTGGCGGTGTGGATTGCCGCCGGGGAGGCGCTAGTGCCCTCTGGAGGCACGCCAGAGCAGTCGGACAGGCTGGTGACGGCCTACGCGTACTGGAAGGCGTACGACGCGAAAGCGGCGCTGATGGCGGGCGCCGTCAACTCGCTGTCCATCGACGGCGGGGACCTCGCGATCTCCTATGCCAAGGACCAGCGGGATTTCTTCATCGGCAAAGCATCGTTCTGGAGGCTTGCGTACGAAGCGGCTCTCGCGGAGGAAGAATCGGGCGTCGTGATCGACAACCCGCCGCGCTCCTCCTACTCGCAACCCATCGCGTTCAGCTTCTAATGAGCCTCGTTCTCCCCGTCCTCCCGGTTGCGCAGGCGCTCAGCGAAGGCGAGATGCTGGACGACGTGACGATCCTGCGGCCGGGCGCCTACACCATCGACGCGGACGGTGGGACGCTACCGGGGTCGGATACGGAAGTGGCTACGGTGAAGGGGCGCATCTCTGCCAAGGTTTTACAGACGGATGTAGAGCAGATCACCGCTGCGGCGCTCAAGCAGGGTGGATATTCCAAGGTGGCGATTCCGCGAGACACCGATGTTGAAGGCACCGACCGCGTGCGCGTGGTGTCGCTACGGAACGGGACGACGGAGGTCTTTACCATCGCCGAATTGGTGCCGCTGGGCACGTTCGCGGTCCATCGCAAGTTGATCGTGCAGGCCGCGTGATGGCGGACGCCCTCGAAGTGCGCGGCCTAACCGGTCTGATCGCCAACGTGAAAGCGTTTGACGCTGCCGTGCAGAGGGAGGTCAAGACCGCCGTTCGGAGGGGTGCGGAAGAGACCGTAGACCTAGCCCAGCAACTCGCGCCGTACGACAAGGGGTTCATGCACGATCACATCCGGGCCGAGTTCAGCGAAGGCGGCTATACCTACCGTGTCGGGCTGTACGCGGAAGACTTCGCAGCGGCTGGATTACCATTTTACCCCGTCTTCGTTGAGCACGGAACTAGCGTCAGCCCTGCGCAGCCCTTTCTGTTCCCAGCGTACGAAGCGATCCGCCCGAACGTTGAGCAGGACGTAGGGGACGCGCTTCGGCGCTCCATCGCGAGGGCACGCCGTTGAGCGCGATGATGGATCTCCACACGGCCTTCCGCGAGCGGCTGGTGTCAGACGCAGGCATGGCCGCGCTGGTGGATGGCAGGGTGTACGACGGCACCGCACCGCCGGACCGCGATTGGCCCTACGTCGTGATCGACACGCCCACGGAAGTACAGGGCGGCGGGGTGATGGGGATGCGCGGGTTGCAGAACACGCTGAGCGCTCACGCATTCAGCCGCATTGGTGGTTACGACGCCGCGTTCGGCTCCGGCACAGAGGCCCGTAGCATCGTCAAGGCGATGGACGCAGCAGTGCGGGAGCCTATCCCTGTGAACGACCATACGGACGCGCTTCTTCGGCTTGACTTCGCCACGCTGCTTGTAGAGGGAGATGGGGTGCGCCATGCGCCGGTACGGTTCCGCGTTCAACTTCTGGAGGTGGCGTGACCGTTGAGGAAGTGGCCGGCCTTCGCCAGCAGCTTTTGGCGTGCAGGGCGCAAGCGATGGCGACCGTGGGCACTCTGGAGGCCGCGCTAGCCACATTGCCGACTCCAGCGCCGCCAGAGCCAGAGAAGCCGAAACCCAAACACTTCGGGGAGGAAGTCGCATGACGCACAAGCACAAGGGCAACACCGCGCCCGGCCCGATGGAGTACGAATTCGTGCAGATGCCCAACCGCCAGATGCTGCGCCAGCGCGCGGCAAATGATTTGGGCGAGAGCGTGATCGCAGAGCCGGAGGCCGAGAACAAGGCGGACAAGAGCCCGTCGCCGGCTGGCCGTGCCACTTCCCCCGCTTCCTGAACGAGGTAGCCAGACATGGCCGCACCCAACGATCCAAGCCTCAGCCGCGTCCGTGTCTCGACCACGGAAAACGGCACGTACACCAACGTAGGCTACGTGCGCTCCGCCGACCTCAACCGAGGCAGCGACGGGGACACCACGCTCTACTGGTTCGGCGGAGAAGCCGCTAAGACCGGCAACCGCACGCTCGCCGCGACATTCCCGATCTATTGGGACGACGCAGACACGCTGGGCCAGAACGTGATCGACGCGGCTTGGGCCAGCGGCGCGACCCTCTGGTTTCAGGTGGCGCCCAAGGGCGTCGGCACTGGCGCCAAGGTCCAGCAGTTCAGCGGCACCGTTACCGAAGCCCCGCTCACGATGGCGGCTGACGGCGACGCCGTTGAAGGCTCGTTCTCCATCCGGGGCAACCCGTCCAGCCTCACCACCGTAACCCTCGCCTAAAGCCATCACATGGGTCTCAGAGACCGCCTGAAGGAGAAGTCCGCCGCGCTGGTCCAGCGCTCCACCATCACGCTCCCCAAGACCGGGGAAAAGGTGGTGGTGCGCGGGATCACCACGGGTGCGGCCGAGCGTGCGAACGCGGCGCCCAAGGATCAGGTCGCCATCGCGATTATCGCTTTCTGCACGGAAGATCCGGAAAAGCCCGGCGCTCCGCTCTTCAACTACAACGACCTCAACGACCGAGCCGAGATCGCGAATCTGGACCAGAACGACGCCGCCGCGATCCTGAAGGAGTACACCAAGCTTTCTGGCACGGAAGAGAGCGATGCGGAACTGCTGGGAAACTCGGATGGGGCGGAGAATTCCTCTATCTCCTCTCCGCCCGCTACGGGATTCCTCCCGCCGAACTTTCCGGCCGAGTCTCACAGCGAGAGTACCTGACGCTGAGGGCAATAGCGAAGAAGCACCCGCAGGCGTTTTGGGGCATCGGTGGGCTGTAGCATCTGGCGCAGTCTGCCGGCGCCCCAAATCATTACCAGATCCTGAAAGCGAATGGCGACTCTCGGCGAACTCGTAATCCGCGTCAACGCGAACCTTTCCGGCCTGCAAAGGGGCTTGGACGAGGCCACGTCAGGTTTGCGCCGGCTCGGGTCCAGCGTGAGCAGCGTGGGGCGTACGCTGACGGTTGGCCTAACGCTGCCCATCGCTGCGCTAGGGGCTACGTCCGTACAGGCTGCCGCGCAGATGGACAGCTTGCGCCGTGGCCTGTCTGCCGTAGCAGGGTCCAGCAAGGAAGCGGAGGCGCAGCTCACCCGCCTTGAGGACGTGGCTAAGCTGCCCGGCCTAGGCTTCCGCGAGGCCATTCAGGGCTCCATCCGCTTGCAGGCCGCAGGGCTAAACGTAGCGCTGACAGAGCGTGCACTACGCTCGTTCGGCAACGCCATCGCACTCACTGGTGGCGGAAAGCAGCAGCTGGACACGGTTACGACGCAGTTGGGGCAGCTGGCCGCCAAGGGGCGAGTGCTTGGCTCTGACCTCCGCCCCATCATCGAAGCCGCCCCGGTCGTCGGCGAGGCTCTGCGCAAGGCATTCGGCACCGTTGACCCGGAACAGATCCAGAAGTTGGGCCTGTCCACGGACCGTTTCCTGACTTTGCTGCTGGACCGGCTGGACGAAGTGCCCAAGGTCACGGGCGGCGCTGCAAACAGTTTCGAGAATCTGGAAGATGCCATCTTCAAGGCGCGCGTAGCCATCGGAGAGAAACTTCTCCCGGTGGTCGTGCCGCTCATCGAAGGGCTTGCGAAGGTGCTGGAAGGCGTTCGGACGGTGGACCCCGAAACGATCCGTTGGGCCATCTCCATCGCTGCCGTAGCCGCTGCGGCTGGCCCCCTGCTTCTGGTTGTGTCGTCGCTCATCACCGCAACCGCCGCACTAGCCGGCGCTCTCGCCGTGGGGCTGCTGCCAGTAATCGCCATTGGCGGCCCCATCCTGATTGCGTTGGCGGCGATCTCGGCCCTGTACGTCAAAAACAAGCTCGACGCTATCGAGGCGGCAGCAGCGGCTGATCGGTACCGGGCTAGCCTGATCGGCCTTTCTGAGGGGCAGTTGCAGGCGCAGCGCTACGCCTTGCAGTTGGACTTGCTGACTACTCGCGAGTCTCAGCGGGCGCTTAGGGTAACGGGGCAGGCAACCAGAACCACCGTACAGCCGCGCGGGATCCTTGACGAGTACCGACGCAGGGGTGTAGCCGGGGCACTCTTTCCCGGAGTGAAGGAGGTTGTAGAGGAGACGGACGCGATGAAGCGGCTTAGCGCAGCCGCGACCGTGGCAGGGGAGCGTATCAAGGCAATCGATACCGCTCTGGACGGCCTGTCCAGCACCAAGAGCCAGACCACCACGCCACCGATCACACCCCCGACTGGACCAGCGAAGCGTGATCCTCTGGCGGGGGTTCTGGACGGGCTTACGGACCGGCTCCGGGAACTTGACCAGTTGCAGAAATTCGGCGTCGCGTCCCTGAGCGTCCTGCCTGACGACATTCAGGAGAAGATCCGGCTGGTCAACTCTCTCGCAGGAGAACTGGATACGCTGCAAGACGGTCTGCGGCGGTTCCAGCAGGCCGGTCGCGAGCCTCCGGCCGGCCTCACGTTCGGGATCGAAAGGCTGCGAGAGCAGCTGGCCGGGGCAGCGCGCGACGTGGACGCACTCGCCATCAAACTGTCTAATGATCGCTTGCGCGGACGGGTCAACATCACCGTGTCCGCTCCGGCGGTAGGGAGGCTTCCGGAAGGCGATACTGCGCGCCTGTTCTCAGCGCCTACGGAAGTCGCCGCGCGAGGGCTGAAGCAGAACCTAGATCTGCTGGTGGTGGCCCCTCTGGCTACAGCCTCCATGCTATTGAGCGCCGGATTCAACGTGCTCCGCGAGACGGTGACGCAGGTAGGGCGCTCCATCTTCGCGGCGGGAGATTCGCAGCTGAAGGCGTCGCTGTCGGCGGCGGCCAATCTTGCAGGACAACTCACTCCGGCGGGGCTGGCCGCCTACGCGCTCAGTTCCGCGCTGGAAGCACTGCGCCCCTTCGTGGATGCGATGCTACTGCCTGTGAAGCTGTTCGGCGAGATCGTCGCGATTGGGCTTGTGCCGATCCTGCGTATCCTGTTCCCGGTCATCAAAGCCGTGGCAATTGTGTTCTCGTACCTGCAAGAGGGCGTTGACCGCGTGCTTGGGGGCATTCTGACTGCGGCTGGTGGCTTCGTGAAGGCTATCGGCAAGCTCATCAACGCTGTAACGCCTTTCGCCAACCCCGGCAACCCGCTGGTGAAGGCCGGACAAGCGATTCAGGACGCGGGGAAGAACTTCACCGACGCCGCCAAGGAGATCGCCAAGAAGCGCAAGGAGTTGGAGGGCTTGAGCTTTGACGACGCCCTCGCCAAGACTACCGATGCGGCGGAGAAGCTTACCGAATCGCTGCTCAACGCCGTGCAGGGGTTCAAGATTGCGCGCTTCCGCTTCGACGCGGCGGAGGCTGGTACCATCCCGGGCGCTACGGGCGGCAGTGCCAATGCTGTGCAGGGCGGGGCCGCCAACGTCTACAACGGTGCGTCCTTCCAGTTCTCCATTCAAGCGGGAGAAAAGGACCCACTGGATGTGTTCATGGATTGGGTGAGGACGGGCAAGCGGCTGGCGCTGTCCAATCCGGGCATGCGCCCCTTCATGGCTCAGTTCCCTGACTTCGCCTGATGCCAGACTCCATCACGGTAGCGGGTATTGATCTGCGCCTAGCCTCGTTTCAGGAGCGCGCGCAGGAGTGGCGAGGCGAGGAGGTCGCCAGCTTCGACAACACGCTACAGAACGGCCGCGACCGCGTGCGCAGGACGTGGGAGGGGACCACCCTGCCAATGGCGCCAGAGGACGAACAGGCGCTCCGCACGGCCATCGCTGCGGGTGGTGTGGTGTGTACAGGGCTGGTGCTGTATGGAGAGTCTGTGCTCTGCAACGTGACGGTCGAATCCGCGCAGCGTGGACCGGACGTGCAAGGCAACCTGACAGACTGGAGCCAAGTCAACTCGACACTCTCCCTCGTATTTAAGGAAGTGAGCCCCGCCTAGCGTGACTGTAACTCGTCTGGACTTCGCCGCGCTTACGCTGGGCGCTTCTCCCGCTGGCACCACTCGCCCGTGGGCCTCTGCTACGTGGGAGGCGTTCGCGGACGCGCTAGCGCTTCAGGGCGTCTCGATCCGCAAGACCTCCTCCGTCGCCTTTGACCTGCTACAGCTTACCGGAGCAGGCACGGCAGATGGCGTGATGCAGATCCGTGCCCAGATGCGGCTACCTGCCGGCGGAGGCGCGGCAACGGTCTATGGGCGCGTGGGCGGCAGCGCGGCCAACCCCAACGGCACAGGCTTCGACCTGACCCCCACGTCCGTTGTGGTTAGCACGCTCAACGGCGGTTCCTACGGGGCGCTCGATACGCAGACCTACAACCCCGGCGGAGCGGCGACGCCAGACGGGGATTGGGTCTGGCTGCTCTGCGAAATCGTTTCGGCCGGCAACCCCTCCGTCGCGCGCGTGAAGGTCTGGCGTGGGCTGGTGACAGACGAGCCCGGCACATGGACGGCGAGCGCTTCGCATTCGTGGGCGGGCACCACGGGAGGCGTGGGCATCTTCGCCTATGGCCCCAACCGTGGCGAATGGGGGTTCCTCTCGGCTGGCACTGGCGGAGACCCCGCTCCGGGCGCTCCTGAGACGCCTACGGTCACGGTGGGGAGCATCACGCCCACGACCGCCGCCATCTCCACGGGCGCATACTCGCAGACCCCCAACACGTTCACTCACGCCGCAACCGAGTTCCGCGTCCGGGACACGACCGACGATTCGATCATCTATGGCCCCGCGCTCGTCTCCAGCGCCTCAACGGGACCTCACACGGCTACGGGGCTACCCCCCGGCACTTCGGGGCTTGTAGGCGAAGCCAGGCACAAGGACAGCGGCAATCTCTGGAGCAAGTGGGGAACGTCGTCCGCGTTCGAGACCATCGGCCCTCCGGACGCGCCTACTGTGTCCGTGTCGAAGATCCGCCGCACGACCGCCTACGTGGTTGGCTCCGCGTACGTGCATCCGTACGGCGTAGCACATGCGGCAACGCAAGCCCGCGTGACACGCATTTCGGATAGTTCAGTGCTGTACAATCCGGTCACGATGGGCCCTTACACCTACGTGATCACCAATGGACTCCCGGATGGCCCCAGCGGCACGAACGGCGCTCCCGTCTCTGACCCTGACTACCTCGCGGAACTCCGCTACCGGGACGCGAATGGCTTGTGGAGCGAATGGGGCGAGAGCGATCCGTTTCAGACTCTCAACCTGTGGGAGTCGGGGGAATTCGTAACGCATCTGGATCTTCTGGTGGAGCGTGTGGCAGGGGAAGGCACCACCCTGCAATCGTATGCGGACTTCGGCGGGCGCAACTGGATCAAAAGCGTGCGGGTGAATCCCGCTGCGGTCGATTCTCCCATCGGCTCCGGATCGGCGACGCTGGTACGCCAGAGCGGCGGAGACTCCATTGCGCCGCTTGTCACGCTATCGGAACTCAATCTGGATGATGGCGCGTATACGCCCGCGCTGGACTTCGGGCGTGAGGTGGAAGTCTACGCAGGGATTGCCTTGCCGGGTTACGAGCCCGACGCGCTGACTCCGGTAATGCGCGGGATCACCGATGATATCGAGTGGCCCCGCAAGACGGGCGACGTGGTTGTACCGTTCCGTGACCGCAGCGGCGTGGTGTCCGACACCTACCTGCGCGCGGAGGTACGCTACGGCTCAGACGAAGGCGTTGACGCTCTGGAGGTGATGCAAGCCATCGTGGACGAAGGCATGGGGGCTGGCCAGTACACGATCGAAGACCTGACTGTCGGGGACCGCTTCCTTGTCACGTCCTACATCGTCAAGGACGTGAGCACGTGGGAGGCGTTGCAGGCCGTTACGCTCATGTGGGGAGGCAAGGAACTGCGGCAGGTCGAAGGCGAGGACAACGCCGCTCTCGCCGTAATCGAGCCCGACCGCACCAACACCACGCCAGACTACGCCATCGGGCCGCACACCTACATCGAATGCAATGCGATCTCCACCAACGTGAAAAACGTCCGGACCATAGTTCGAGGGCGGGCGGTGGAGAAAGACACGGGGGAGATCCTCGTCTACCAGTACCCGGCTGAAGAGGACGTAGGGGACGATACGTTGGTGCAACTGTACGGCCCGCGCTACTTCCAGTTTGACGAGGATCAGGTCAAAGGGATCGACACCATCGAAGAGCTTACCGCGATGGTGATGGCGATCTACGCTGACTTGTCCACGCCCCCTATCCCTCTGGAGATCGAAACCAAGTTTGCTCCGTTCGCCTCGGTGGGGGACGTGGTGGAGTGGCTACCGGACACGGTGCTCCGTGATGAGTCGCTTGTAGCCGCCGTGCTTGAGCTGTCGCACTCGTTCCCGTCTCCCGGGGTAGGCCGCACGGTCTGGCGCTGCGCGGGCAAGCCCAAGGGGCGTTACGCGACGTGGCAGCGGATCGGTGCGGAAGTGGCCGGCATCGGCAACCGCCCCACGATCTACAGCGTCGTGCTACAACAGATCGGCAACACGGTACGCGCTACCGTAGATCTCAACGACGAAATCGTTTCGTACAGCATCTATGCGCGCTCTGGATCTACGCCCAAGGCTGACGGAGCGCCTATCGAATCTACGTCGAAGGGCACGGACCTGAAGCCGGAGCTGCGGCAGGTCACTTGGACGGTTCGCGACGGCACCCAATACGTGCTGGTGCGCGCACGTGCGGCCAACGGACGTTGGGTGGAGAAGCTATCCACAATCGAGGTAACGGGCATCGGCGGACCCGGCACGGAGGAAGACCCCCCTACGGACGTACCGGGCACGCCGCGCATCTTCCTCGGAACCGTAGACGGCACATCGCGGGAGTTCTCCCTCGTTTGGGTCAACACCAATGCCACCGACGATATCGAATACGAGTTGTTCTTGGAGGGGGTGTCTCAGGGCATCGAAGGGCAGACTGCGGGCTCTACTTCCGTCTCCACTTCGGGGGAGATCGGCGAGACGTGGAGCGGCCACGTCAGGTACACGTCCGGCGTGGGGTTGGAGGGTCCTTGGTCCCCCATGTCGCCCAGCACGTTTATCACCGTGGGGCTGCCGTAATGGGATCACTGGTTCAAGGCGACACCATCGCCCCGCTCGCTGGCAATATCCGGCTCTCTTCCGCCTTCCGGCTCGTTCCCCTGCCGGACAGCGACGAATACCTGTTGGACGTGGACGGGGACGCAGGCTCGCCCGTGCTGGATCTCGACGCGATCCCGGGCACGCTATCGGCCGGCAAGCTTTACGGAGAGGCAACGCTCGACAACCTCACCACCGAAGGGTTGTCGGTACATTCGTCTGTTGATCTAGGCTTCGTAGGCGGCGGGGACCCTCCGTTGATCGTGTCTGCCACCTCCGGTCTGGTCGCCAACCTGAACGCCGACAAGGTGGACGGGGAGCACGGTTCCTACTATCTGGATCGCGCTCACCACACGAATACGCAGGCGTTCTCCACCGTCACGGAGTTCTCCGCATCGAATGCGGTCAACCTCGTCTTCGCCTCGCCGGGCTCTGGCGGCGCGGGACCGATGGCAATCCGTGCTCTGGTAGCGGGGGATATTCCCGTGCTGGACGCAGCCAAAATCACGTCCGGCATCTTTGCCCGTGCCCAACTCCCGACGCAGGTCGCTTACGAGGACGAGGCGAACACGTATACCCACGATCAGCGGTTCAACACGCTGCTCTCGCAGGGGATCGCGCCGTCCGCGTCCGTAGCATTCCTGCTGTCTCTGGACGGCGCCCTAACCGGCACGTCGCAGAGCGGCATCAACGCAGATACACGCTTCAGCAGCGCGGCGACTTCGTTGGGGAGAGCGGTGGCCGTCAGGCTACGCACCTCTGCCGCGAGCTTTACGATGGCTACGGGGACGGCGATTGCGGTGATGGATGCCGTTAAGGGCACTGGATCGACGATCACAACATTGATCGGTCTGGATATCTCCAATCAGACGCAAGGGGCGACCAACTATTCAATTCGCACGGGCGCGGCGCAGTGTCAGTTCGGCGGTCTGGTGAACATCGCGGGAGCGCTGGATCACGA